TCTTCTGCAATGGAGAAATACCTATCAGTTCTTGCAGAATTTTCTTCAGTTGAAATAGATTTATCCACAACTTCTTCGACTTCTTTGATTTCTTCGGCTTTTGCAAGATTCAGGTATCTGTTTTTGGCTCCGGCTGCGGCAAGACGTCCCTTTTCATTTTCTGATAAAACTTCCACACCGGACACTTCTCTAACGTGTGCAAAAGATTTACGAATCAGCAATCTCATGTCGGATAAATTTACCCAATGAAGATTAGCGCTGTAATTGCAGAAAAGTTTTATCAATTCATGACATGTCTCGTCTTCCCATGATTCAATCCCTGATTCAATATCTTCTTTTTCAATAAGGTGTTGAGCAGGATATGGAGACTGACCAAAGTCGTTGTAATAGAACTTTAGCCCTAGCAGTACTGCCGGGGGAAACTTTCTATAAATCTCCCACTCGATTGCACCAAAACTTTTTGACTCTTTAATGTTGCACGGGGAGCAAAGAAAGCCACGAGCAAGACCCGTTTCATGGCAATGGTCCAAAACAAGTTTTTCCCCGTCTCTGCCGCACATTGCGCACATACTGTTTTGCCATGTATGTAGGTGCCTGTAACCGTCGTAGTTTTCGAGCGTTTTGGCTTCATTGCTTGTGCGACTGTCGTCTCTTATCCATATGAGGTAAGCAGGCTTTGGACGCTTGTGGAATGGGATGTGGTTTACTGTTCTTATTGCCATTGTTGTCTCTTGTCTATCGGTTTAGGTTTGTGTTTTCCATTATTAACTTTGGCGGGATTGGAAGTCCCCCAGCGTTCATTCTTAGCCATGTTTTTTCGCTAACCACCTCGTACGTCCATGCGTCCTGAGTAAAGCCGTGGTTGGCAGGGTGAGGTCGTCTGTCGATTAGGGACTTCAGGATTGCTCGCTCTTTAGTTTCTTCGATTGTTACAAACCATCTTTCGGACGGGTCAGATGTATGCCATATGACGTAGACAACATCGCTCTCGTTTCCTGATTGCGTAAATTTACCTATGGTTCCTTTATTGCTTGGCATCTTTTCCTTTCATAGTGGGCTAGATGGGAATTGAACCCACGACCAACACCTTATAAGAGTGCTGCTCTTACCACTGAGCTACTAGCCCTAGTGATTATGGGTATATTCGCCATGTTGCGTTTGTTTCCGGGTCGCTATTGCCATCCCAGTACGTTGGTATTTCTCCAAGGATATCTGCAGCCTTGCGAATGTCCTCATCCATCTCTGGAAGTTTAATGTCTAGGTCTGTAAGCCACCCAGCCGCAAAATAATCTTCTGACCTTGCCGACATTACTTCTGGCATCCAAATTTTAAGAATCTTTTTTAATTCCGTAGCTTCTATTTTTGCTTTCACAAGCCTGTCTTCAAGAATGTGGCAGTGCTCAATCCAGAACCTGAGAGCCTTGCGTTCTTCTTCTCTTTTTTTCTCAGGAGGGAGGTCTGGCATTTCCATTGTTATGTTTCCAAATCGTATTCAGGATTGATTAATAGGTCTTGTACGTCGTTGGCCATTAACAAGAACCCACGGGCCGGATTGTCTGCCCCGCCAAGTGGTTTCTTGGTTGACTCATTGAACTTTTTATTGTTCATGCGAAGATACCGCTTTAATCTGCTGGTGTCAACCATGACAAAAGAACCATCTAGGGCGAATACGTAAACCCACCACTTTGCTGTTGTTACGTTTATCCCGCTAGGAACCCATATCGGATTACCGTCGCTGTCTTTGATTGCCTTAGGGTTTTGATTGGTTTCTACAACCATCCGCCCGTTTCTGTACCTGTCAGTTTTGACTTCAAAGCTTCCAGCAGATAAGGAATCAAGAAACCCCGTGACTAGGTCTTCTCCTTGGTGCCCAAACGACAGGTCTTTTTTGAAGTCAATCGTCCTCTGGGGTAGGTCGTATTCTTTCCTAGTCATCAAGGCCGGTATTTCCGGAACGCTTATTTCCGCGGAAATACTTGGACAATTCATCCCCGTCGATGACTATCTCTCGGGGTTTCATATTCTCCATAGAGTTTCTTATCTCAAGGAGGCGGTCTATAACGCTTTCGGCTGAAACTCTAAAAAAATTGTCATAAGAGTACAGTTCTGATAGTTCTGTTAAAAAACGGTCTAATTCTTCCATGGACCGTATCCTACCAATAAAACTTGTTATTACAAGTCCCAAATAAAGATGTGAATATTTCAAGCCTGGGGTTGCGTTGTCAATAGATGGCGTATATGTTTATGTCAACCTAGAAAAGAGAGGTTTTAAATGTCAGAGTACGACACTCTAAAAAAACGCGGACTTGTTCGTGGACGACCACGGCTTTCTGAAGAAGAAAAACAAAGCAGAAAAGAACTAACAGGAAAACGTCAAGAAGCAAGACGCAGGGCTTCACTCGTTCTTCAACATCGCTACGCCGATGAGTACGTTGACATTTTTGAAGACGAACTTAAAGCTCTTCTGAAGAAGTAGCCTCTTTCGACTCTTCTTCCATGTACTCTTTTGGGTCTATTTTTAGAGACTCATCAGAAATTGCTTGATGGTCTTTTGGTTTATTGTTTTTATTTTCAGCAACGACGACCATGTCCATCAGGTCGTTGTTCTGCGAGAAAAAACCATGAGTCCCTATTTTCATAGCGGCTAATGCCTTTTCTGGGTTTTTGCTATCAAATGGAAGTGTCATATCAGTCACCGTACTCCGTAAACTTCTTCGGGCGTTGTTTCTTTTTTCTTCTCTGCCCTAGGGATTGGTTTTGGGCCCATGTGTCATAGTCTTCCGGTATACCGGGATTTAATATAACGTACCTTTGGTACTTTTCGAAGAGTTCGTCTTCTTCAGGTTCGTAACCAGCCATGATTGACACTCACTCACCGTTTTCTTCCCATGGCTTATTGCCTTGGGAACCGCCCAATGCGGTCTCTATGTCTTTGCGGAGTTCAGCGTTCATTACAAACCTCTCAAATGCCGTATCCGGGTGAAGGTAAGCAGACATACCTTCTGCAAACATTTCAAACATGCTTGAATGGGCATATCTGGTTATAGTTCTTGGGGAGTTAGGTGTTTCAGAAAACTCTTTGTCCAAATTCGTCATCATTGTTGAATCGGACATGTACTTTTCTGCAATTCTAAATAACGCAGCGTTGTTTTTGTCTTTAAGACTTTTTTGTCTTTTTACTCTTTCAGAATCATTGAGAGCATCAGCAATAAGGTGATGAGACCATTCGTGTCGTATCTGTCCGTTTATTGATGGGTCCATCACGGGGTCTCCCATTTTGGGAACAGAGGCACGGCTCGTCATTGCCGTACTGTCCGGCGTATCGCCATTTGTATATATAGAATTTATTACTGATGGCATGAACGAAATACTGGTAAGGAATGCGTCTGATACGACCCCGACATTTCCAGTATTTTGGGATGGGTCTTCTTGCTTGCCGTCTATTTTGGAAATAGTTGCCCGTTCTGCACTATCTGTTTTTGCAACAATTATAGGGAACCCGTATTTCTTAACTGCCCATTTAAATTTTGGAGATTCTTCAATCGCTGATTTAACGATGTCTTTAATTCGCGAAACAGTCTTTTCGGAAAAGTCAACACTGTTTTCTGGCAGGGAAACCCATTTGTCGAATTCGGTTTTAAATTTGCTTTCAGACTCTTCACTCATTGAGTCGATACGGTTTGACTTCTTCCATATTTCAAAGTACTGCTCTGGTGACGTTGGGGTAGCCATGTCGATAATGCTTTGTATGTCGGCCCCAGAAGAAGAAAAGGGTTCATCTGGAATCTTGTCTTCCATGTCCCTGATATAGGCGTCTTCCATTTTTTCCGATAGAGCCTTAATCTCGGTTCTATGGGGCTTTTCGATTCTGTTCGGTCCAGCAACTCTGTCGGATAAATACTTCCTCTTTACAGGGCCAGAGCCTGCGGCTTCCCTAAGGCCTTCTTGGCTGGGCCAGGGTTTGCGTCTTGACGCGCCGTCTTCGGATGTGTTTTCCATAAAAGATATTCTACTTTTAGCCCTGGTAAGGCCAGTGCAACTAGTTGTTGCGTTGCTTTCTCGTTTTAGGATTATGTTCTTTTAAGCGTGTGTTACAAGCAAGACATATCTCTGCCCAGGGATAAAATCTTCTCGAATTAAGAGGGTGCACGCAGTCCAAAGCTTCCGCTGCGGTCTTGTTGAGGGAGTCGCGAATCCATGAGGAGAGTGTTGTTCCTGATTTTTCAGCGGCACTCTTCCATCTATCACGGTCATATTCGGACGCCCTGATTAATACTTGCTTGTCAACAGTTTCCCCGTTGGACGTAGCGGGGTTAGCAATAGCCATGTCTTTGTTGTCTTCCATGACTCTGTCTATGGCTTCTCTGATTTCTTTATCTTTTGCCATTACTATTCTCGATTCTCGATAGAGAGGATTTCGGTCTCCTCTTCTTCGTCCTCTATTTCTACTACATCAGCGTCGATAATTTCCCCACCTCTAAGTAGTTGCCTAATCATCTCTGGCGGGAGTATTCCTGAAGCACCCATAAGTTCAAGCAGTTTCCTTGCTTCTGACTCTGGGTCGAACTTTTCTATCTCACCCTTTGCTGTAGCCCCAGCCAGGGTTACTCTTACTGGGTCAGAACTGGACATGCTGGCATCCATCTGCACGTTGAGGTTAACTTGGTCCATTCCGAGAAGCTTTGTTCTTCTATCCATGATGGACAAAACCTGCTGAATCGCCTTCATGTCGGGTTCCACTGACACCTCTGAGCCGTCATCCATTCGGACTTTACGGTGTTGAGTCAGTGGCCAGATTGCTTGCTGAAGATTGTCGAGCCTTTCAAGCTCCATTCTTAAAACTTCTGGATAGGCAAGCATTGCCTCTTTGTTTAGTTTTTCCAGTTGCCTTTTAACAGCGTTGGAGACTACGCCTGAGCTGACGCCAAAGCGTCTTGCTATTTCCTGTATGGAGGTTCCCGCTTGTCGCATTTTGAATATGCGGGCATCCCTTTCGGAAAGGAATTCTCTAGTTACAGGCTTATTGCCTCTATCTTCTGCCATTGGGTGCGCCTATTCACTTTTGCTCTCCTGAAACCTTAGCAAATTCAATGACCTGAAACGGGAATTCCTTGCCACGAGTGATTTTAGTTGGCCAATGTCGCTCATCACGCGCACCTCTAAAGTGTCTAACGTCGTAAACATAAGGCATTGAGGCGGTTAGGTCCGGAGTTAGAGAGATACCGAATTCTGGCCAACGAGACCATACAGCGGAACCAAATGGACGCAAGTCTCTGGTCGACATACTGCTTCCAAGTGGGGCGTGATGCTCTAACCACAGAGCGCAACCGTATGTTGTTCTGATGTAGTCAAGATACTTTGCTACTTCGACCGCTACGGATTCCGACGTTCGGCCACCCGGGTCTACAAAAGCCTTATACAGTGGTCCCAAGACGATTAGTTGTGGATTTGTTTTTTCAATATGCTCTTCAATAATCAGCCTGTCTGATGCCTTGAGTAGGTCAAGTCCATCAGGCTTGATAACGACACTTCCAGTAGGAGCAGTAACCCTGCGGTGCATTTTTGCCCTATTGGCTGCCGCTGCACCTATGGCCCTTGACGTTCTGCGAATAATTCTTTCTGGGTTTTCAAGGTCGATAGTAAGTGTTCGTACTTGGTCCATTGGCTGATATGTGAATGGATGAATCCCCCACATACAGCAAATAGCTATCTGCCTAGCAAGCATTGTTTTTCCAACACCTTCGGCCGCAACAACAATAACTCTTTCACCCTTTTCTAGAAGACCAGGAATAATCCATTCGTAAGTGTCGTCGTCGGTTTCGGCAAGAAAACTCTGCCATTCAACCAATCGACCAGGGTCAGGTGCTTCGTCTGATGAAAACGAACTAATAATAGTTGAGGCCTTAACTAGCTTCTGAAGAGTGTTTAATTCGTCGTTGGCTAATATTTTTGAGATTCTGTCAAGGGTGTCCTGCCCTTTATCTTTTTCTTTTTCTATTACTTCTTCTACTTCTTGAATCTCTTCAACGAAATCGGAAGGTTCAAAGTATTCAAGCTCGTCTAGTGAGTACCCAGCCCGCAAGTGGTCAGTGACGTCTTTTTCGTGAGGACTAATAAATATTGTGGCAGTACAGCCCGCCTTGCGGAGTTGTTCACAAACATTAATGGCGTGTGCCTTGCCGACCGAATCGTTGTCAGCGACAATTTCCACAGTAGCGCCGGCGAGAGACTCGGTATTTATTTCCAGCCACTTACCAGCACCACCTGGAGCAGTAGTAGCGACAATCCCCATGTCCATGAGTGTGTCTGCATCTTTTTCGCCTTCCACAAGCCAGATTGGGACATTGGCTTCTTTGGCCTGAATAACGTATGGAAGATTGTAAAGAATCTTTGGTGTATCACCGAGGGAATAAACCCAATCGCCGTTGTCCAGTGGTTTGCGCTGTCTGAAAGTTTTTACTCCCCACTGGTTTACATACCTGAGTTTTTGGAACAGCAACGTTCCGCTTTCATCGAGGTAGTCGTACTCTTTAACCAGTGTTAGTTTTTCTTTTTCTTGTGGGCGTTCTTTCTTCTCTATTTTTACAGGGTATAGGTCTGACGGCTTTAGCCCTACGGATGAACAAATTTTATCCACTCCGCAGCCGTTGCCCCTATGGCAGTGAACCAAAACTGTTCCATTACTATCTTCGGCGACGGACAGTGATGGGTTTTTGTCATCATCCCTGCATGGGCATCTTGCTTCCCATCCGGAAGAAGAAGGCCTAACGCCGACCAGGCGAGATAGCAGTTCTTCTGTGTGTTTAAACTTTGGTTGTGTCACTGCGCATCCATATCACGCCAACCGGTGAAGTCTCCGTTTGCATTTCTAGTACCTATTCCTGGGAAAAATATACGAGCATCTCTTGAGAGTCTGATGCTTCTTGCCGCTCTGAGTTTTGCTCTCTGCAGTTCGGTCCTGCCTCCCCATATCCCGTATGGTTCGTGACGGAGTGAATACTCGAGACAGTGTTGTGTTTGTTCACAGTCTTTGCAAATGATTAATGCCTGCGCAGTATTGCGCTCATTTGCTTTGCGTTCTTCCCTTGTTGGTGAAGCACCAAAAACCGGAAACCACATGTTGGTGTCTTGGCCTTTGCATCTACCATCTCGTGGAGCTTCATCAAATTTGTCGGCCATTCATTCCTCCGGTGCGGTTTACGATTTGGTTATCCTACCTACGTCAAGAGAAGAAAGAAATACCGTTGCGTACTGAATTTTTAATTCTTGATTTTCAAAAGCAGAAACAACATCTACTGAATCAAGAGAGACATTAAATTTTGCAGCGATGGAAGCCTTGATGCTATTTATGCGAAATTCTTCAGAGGATGAATCTTCTTCAATGTAGGAAGTTCCAGAACCAAGTTGCAGCATTTGTTTGCCCATATTTACCGACTTGAAACACCAAGCGCATGCCAATGCCTTTGTCGATGCTTTTCTTGGTCTTGTTTCAACATGTCCACAGGAAAGCAAGTGTTCGTACGAGACATAGCCCCATGCGCCGACCTTTTTTACAGAGATGACTTTTTTGCGCGGTGATTTACGGTGTTCCGTAGTCACGTTAAGCCTATTTCTTAAGTCTGAAAATCCTCTTAAAGAAGGAAAGCTTTTTCACTTCATCAGGGAAGACTAGATTGATGTTTTCCATAACTGTTTCGTATTTGTCAACTGTGTCGTTGATTACAACTGAAATGTTATCCACTGTTTTATCCACAGCCGAATGAATCGGTGCGGCATTGAAGTTTACCTTAATGCCTGGCGTGGATGAAGTGGTTGACGTCTTTGTGACGTTGATAACGGGAGAAACGGCCTTCGCCACTTTCTGTGCGGTGCTCTTCTTTGCTGCAGTCTTTTTGGCAGGGGCCTTCTTGACTGGAGACTTTTTAGGAGCAGCTTTTTTTGTTGTGGTCTTTTTCGCAGGGGCAGCCTTCTTTGCAGGGGCTGACTTCTTCGGGGTCGACTTTTTCTTCTGTGTTGTCATATCGGACATAATAGCGACAAGAACCCCTCGGTAGTGGAAGTCCCCTGGGAATGCCCAAAGTGTGATTATTATTGTTTTGTGGAATCAACTTACGACAATAATTTTAGTAAAATTGCGCTAGCAATAACATCGGCGCAGCTAGCTAAAAAGTTGTCCGTCAAGGAGTTCGGGGTTGGCGAAGATTTAACCTTCAACTTCATGGGCTGGATTGACGACAGTCTAGAAGTGGTCTGTCAGATGAAGAAGTCCGTGATGACCCTGGAGCACTCAGACAGGCTTTTAAGGTCAGGACACCTATGTACGGCACTCCGCAGATACTGGGGCGTTACGGACCTAACCATGATTGCTGAGGGCTTTTGCTCAAGGGATGCCAGCAAGACAAAGGGTCTTGACCTGGCAAAGGTATACGCAGAGCGAGATAG